TTCTCATCTGAAAATTCTCTTTTAAGTACGAGTTCCATTTACTTTGACCCTACCTCTGTTGTCGTGATATTTCCTCCAGCATATTGTGGAGTGGTCATTGAAACATCACGCCCCGTGAAAGGGCTTGCGACGTTAAGTGTACCAGGGTTGTTTACGCCAAGATCAGTCTTAGCATCTGAAACTAGAGGAGCCTCTGGGCCTGCTGCTTCTGTTACTGCTGCAGCTGCTGCTGGTTGCTGTACTCCACCCTCTTTACCTTGTTGGTTGTTATCCATATTTAAATCACCACCTTATATAATTATTCAATGTCTTCAAATCCATCTAAATCAAATCCTGCTTCTAATAAAGCAATTTTGCCTTGTTCAGATACAGTCATTAATGCATTTAGATTTTCATCGTAAGTTACATCAATTAAACCTTTTTGATACAGATCAACCAAAACTTGGTCTATATCATTTTGCATTACTGCATGGAGTTCTGGCATTACTTCTTCCAAAATTTCCATATCAAACACGTATACTGGCTCACCATCTTCATCCATTCCATCTAAAATTGCTGCACCCTCTGCTATGAGATACTGCATAATTTCAAAATGGTCTTCATTTGAAGGATCGTATTCCAATGTGTCACTTCCTCAAATCTTATTATACAGTATTACATCAAAAATGGATACTTGTTTTTATAGCTATCCATGATGACAGGTAGCTTTGCAATTCCCGCCTTATTTGAGTCATAAGTTCCCCAGCCATTTGTAGCCCAAAGTGTTGCTGCCCAAGGGGTTGCAATTGAAGTTCCCATGACGGGTGTTTGTACGGTTCCAGAATCTGTGGTGATTGGAACGGTAGTACGACCCAAAGACATAAGCTTTACTCCTGCCCCAAGGTTTGAGAAGTAGTAAGGTGTGCCTTGAGCTGATGATGCTCCTACGCTGATTATATCTGTAGAACAGGCGGGGAATCCAACAAAGTTCTTCAACCCACTATTTCCTACTCCAGCAAATACTGGAATATTAGCTGACTTTAAAGTTTCAACATTATTTGTCAATGTATTATCAACTGGACAAGCACCTGTAAAATTCTCTCGTTCTTGAGAAATTGATACTGCTTGAATGCCATACTTCTTATAATTTTGCGTGACCCATGTCATGGCATTATCAAGCTGTGTACCTGTTTGCAACATACTAGAGCCATACCAGTCACCGATACGAATAAATACAATCTTTACATTTGGATTAGCCTGAATAGCTACTTGTGCTACTTCAGTGCCATGGATAACATCTCCAACTTTATATGCTGATGAAGGAACATTTGCAGCTCCCGACCCATCCATTGATCCTTGACCATTTGGACAAGATGCATTATCTGTAAAACAAGCTTCATGTGTAACATTCTTTACATAATTAGAATTAATTGCTGTATCAATAATTGCAATTGTTGCAGCATTTGCACGATTCAAAGTTAGCAAAGCAATCAATGCTCCACCAATTACTGTTCCTGCAATTATGAGAGTCTTTTTCATTTTACTTCTTTCTATTAGTTGTTATGGTACATTTTACTATTTATTGTAAGATTTGTCAATAGTGCCCCTAGAGAGATTTGAACTCCCGACCTGACGGGTAGAAACCGTATGCTCTATCCACTGAGCTATAGGGGCTTGACTGCGTGGGTCTGGAAGGTAACGATCCTTCTTCCATAGATTAAAAGTCTATTGCATCACCTTAATGCTTCAAACCCCAAACACAAAAGGTACTATTTCTAGTACCTTTTGCTTCATAGAAAGGAGGAAAATGCAAAAAATTCCTTCTTCTACATTATAGTAGGTTTTAAAGTGCTTGTCAATTGCCATTGCCAAAATCTATGTTGTTCTTGTCTTCCAGCAATAAAATTGCAAATTCCTTGATAATCTAATTCATTAGATATATCATAAACTTTTTTAAGTTGTGCCATAACAACAGTGTTAGAATTAACTAACTCTTGAATCATTTGTCTTGCATTTAAATCTTCTGAATCATTAATCTCAAATTCAGGGCTTGTTTCCATCCATGATTTTAAACCAAACGGGGCTTTTGCACCAAGCTTTCTAATGTTCTCTGCGATTGGATCAATAGACTCATATACATCTTCGTATATTTTAAGAAAGAAACGGTGGTATTGTGGGAATCCCGCCCCTTCAACATTCCAATGATACCCGTGAGTTTGGGCATACATTTTTACTACCATTGATTTAAGAACTTTAAGCTCTTGAATTAGATCTTCGTGCTCTGCCATTTGATTTCTTCTTTCTCTTGCTAATCTCTAAATGTTCTATCATTTCAGTTAGAATCTCCTCATCTTTTTTAGATGGGTCATTCTCTGTGTATAAAGCTGCTAAAGTTTTTTTATTTTCCATTCTTTGCCCACCTTCGCCCATCATAATTAAAAGCATCGCTATTGGTATCAATAGTCCAACTGGGACAGTAGTCCAGTATTTCATTGCATTTAAACTGATTGCTGAAATATAACCAGATATCCTTGCGGGATTTTTCTGTATATATATAGACAAAAAATGTAAAACTTTTTTCATATATTTAATTATACATTACATTTAATTCGTGGCGGGAATGGGATTTGAACCCATGACCTAGAGCTTATGAGGCTCCCGAGCTTCCTAGCTGCTCTATCCCGCTATGTGAGCAGTTTTAAGACTTACTCAGGTCTCTTCCTGCGACTCCCCGATGAAAGGGTGCAGTGAATATATTATATCTTACTTTATCTTAATTGACTTAGGCTTTGCTTCCTCTGGAATCTCACGTTCAATTCTTACAGATAGCAATCCATTATCAAGTGAAGCAGACTTTACTACCATATATTCACCAAGTGTGAATGTCTGGGTGAAATTGCGTCCAGCAATTCCCTTGTGAATATACTCTGATTTCTCATCATTCTCCCGTTCACTTTTGATGATCAGTGTATCTTTATCTACTGTTACATCAATATCTTCACGGTCATACCCCGCAACCGCCAACTCAACAACATAATTGTCTTCGTCAACTTTCTTTACGTTATACGGGGGGAATGAAGATGTTGTTTTCTTATTTGTTTCCCATCTTACAAATTGATCTCCAAAACCCAAAAAAAACGGGTCATTGAAAATAGATTGAATATGTGAGAATGGGTCTTTATATACTAGATGTGTCATTTTACTTAGCTCCTTTTCAGCAAGTTAGTTTAAATTCAGAACCCTTACGGCATTCTGTATATTTATTATAACATAAAAAACCCGCCCTGTCAATGACATAGGCGGGTTAATTATTTAATTAGTTAGTTATTTACAACTACCCAATTTTTGGAATCTTCATTCCATGTGTAAAGTTTTCCATCATTTGGTTTATCAACTGGTGAAACCCAAATATTGTTTGCATTTAATACCCATGATGGGAACGGACTTGGAGCATCTTCTGCTTTAAATAAATCCCATGATTTATTTTGTTCATTCCAAGTATAAATTAATTTATCATCAGGTTGTGCTATTGGTGCAACCCATGTGTAATTATCTTTATTTAATGTCCATGATGGATAAGGTTGTGCTGCATAAAATACATCTTCAACTTCATCATAAAACATTCCTAGCCCAGCATAATTATATCTTAATGGCGTACCGCCATTTTTATGTTGACCATTTATGGTATTATATGAAGTTTTTATCCATTTTCCACCTAGATTATTAACTAACCATGAATAGCCTTCGTCTCCCACTGGATCATTATTATCTCCAACAAGGACACGAGTTACTATATTATTATTATCTACTTCTGCCCAATGTGACATTTTATCCTCCTACTGATTCTTTAGTGTATCTTACTATAACTAATCCTGAACCGCCCGATCCTGAATCATACCAATATCCCCCTTGATTATCTCCTCCGCCGCCGCCACCAGTATTAGCTACGCCGTTTGCATCTCTTTCACTAAAAAGAGGGTAACCCCATGATGTAAAAAATGTTTGCTGGCCTCCACCAGCACCGCCTCCACCTAATCCAGGAGCACCAAAATGATAACCTGCACCGCTACCTCCACCAGCGTAGTAACCTTGAAGAGTAATTATGTTATCGTTTATAAGCCTTTCGTTGCCGTTGCCAGTACCTGTTGCTGATGCAAAATCTAAAAATTGTAATCCATCACCACCACCGCCTGCATACCCAGCCGTACCTGCTCCTCCTCCGTTTCCAGGAGAACCATAGAAACTGCCAGTTGTTCCGCCATCGTTTCCTTGCCCAGTGGTTCCCAAACCGTGATTTGAACCAGAGAAGTACCCTGCTCCTCCTCCTGAACCACCATCAGCATTTGAAGGATGACCATTCATGAATCCAAAACCACGTCCTCCACCAATTGCCGTTAAATTATTAAAAGTTGTATTATTTCCCTTTACGTTTGGACTTCCACCTGCTCCGATTATTATTTCGTGAGACCCCTTTTCAATAGAAGTTGATGTTAAATGGATTAATCCACCCGCACCGCCACCGCCTGCATCATAATAATTAGAACCGCCTCCACCACCACCAGCTACCATTAATATATCAGCTGTAAGATTGTTGTTTGCGACAGTTAAAGTTCCATTTCCTAAAAATGTTCTATAGTAATATGTTGAATCTGATGTTAAAGTTCCACCACTTACTATTGGAAATGGTGGGACTATTGAAAAATTTGCATTTCCAAAAATATTTCCATTTCCTGATATTCTATTTGATAATGACATAAATATCTCCTTTTGTATATCGTTTTAAAAGCAACAATATATAACTAATTATACATGTATTTTTATTTATTCAAAAATTGTTCCATCCGACGGCGCCCCCGCCCTGTCAATGACATAGGCGGGTTAATTATTTAATTATTTATTCTGTAACAGTTCCGTCAGACCATCTTATTTTTGTTTTTGTTTGATTGGGGAATGTTTCTTTTAATGCTTTGATTGCATTATTTTTTTCTTCTTCAGTTTTTGCTTTTGCTGCTAAAGATAAAACATTTTGTTGATCTTCTGTTAAAATATTTTCCATAATAATCTCCAATTAATTAAAATTTATTGTAAATCCTGGCAAATCAGATGCCACATTAAAATCAAAACTATATCCATTTGTGATTAATCCCAAATTAACCAATTCAGCCTGAAAAGAAGATCCACCACTTGTTATATAAAGAGTTGCTCCATTTTCAGCTTTATAAGTATTAAAAGTTGTTCCATTTACTGATGAATTTGGGCCAGTCACACCAGAGACTGTTACTAGTGTTGTGGTCGTATCTGGCAATATCCCTGTTCCAGATGAAAACAAAGTAGAACTACGCAAAACTCCAAGATAAGTTCCAAAAGGGTAGTTGCCATAACTATAAATATACTCTAAAAAATTAGAAAAAGAATATCTTGGTCCTTCTGGTATTACTTTTATTGTGGATGGACCAGAAAAACTTCCATTACCGCTAATTGTGTTACCTAAGCTCATTGATTACTTCTACCTTTCGGGTCTGAGTGATTGCCATATCCTACTGTTTGCTTCCCGTCATTTTGTGGCGGGGAATTATAAGTTGATCTCCATCCTGCATCTCCATTTTGTAATCCCATTACAGGAGATAAAGATCCATTCCAAAAACTTAATGCACCAATTCCATCTTGTTGGTTTTGTTTTGTTTGCCCTGATGCATCATCTTTTTTGACGGGAATGCAATTGGGAACAGTTTTTCCATTTTCATCTTCTTTTGTTCCCGCATATGCATATCCATCCCAACAAGGTCCCTGCCCTTTATCAAGACAATACATGCACTTTTCTGTATCTGAAATATAGTGGTGATCATTTCCTAAATCATCACATCCACAAGTCATGCATTTGCGGACATAAGTTTTTTCTAATTTTACTGGGGCAAATACACCATCCCATGATGCTATGCCTTTTTCTACTTTATTAGCTCTTTCTACAATAGCACGAGACCAAGAATATCCTGCATCCCCGCCCCATGCATACCACATAACTTTACCATGTGATGGTTTATCCCATTCTTTTCCTTGTTTGTCAACTTCATGGCGAGAAAAGAAAGAATACATACGCTTAACAGTATCAAGAGACAATGACTCACCATTTACAATTTGATGTGCACGAGTCCAACCAACATTGGTTCCCGCCCCGTTAGCTTTGCCTTCTTCTTTCCACTTGATAGCTTTTGCTGCTGCTGACTTCATTCCTGCAGTTGGTTTGTATCCACCTTCTGCTTTTACAACTGGTTCTGTCACCGCTAGTGCCTCCAATGCCGCTTTTGCGTCTTCTTCTTTAAAAAAACAACCTATTGATTGTCCTGATCCAACTTTAATTACTGACCAACCATGCTGACAGTCTGGAGTATTGAATTCAATCTTCCAACCTACCCCGCCACTAATGCGACCAGAATTTGCTGAAGAGTCTCCTGCAATTGTTCCACGATCTTTATTAATGGCATTATTCATTTTATGCTCTTGCAGCCTCTGTAATCTTTACATAAAAAGATCCATCTGCTTTAATAGTTAAAGTATCATCTGATGTTCCACGTTTTGCATTTACTGCAAGTGTATATGGAGTTGTGTTAATATTGTACCAAGATCCGACTAGTGGGAATAGGTTACTTGTTCTTGACCCGCCGCTATATGTTGTAGAAAATGATTCATGGTTGTAACCAATCTCATTTCCGTTCCAAGTGATATTTGTAAACCAATCATCATTACCGCTTCCGTTTACACTTGAAACTGCATAAACTTCAACAAAAATGTCAGCATTGGTAAGTGTTGGTGTAAATGTTTTTGAAACTACTGGAACATAAGTGTTAGATGTAATTGCAGCATCTGCCACAAAACTAAAATCGGATGCCTTTAGAATAGTTACTTTTGTTTGCTGTTGTTTGGGTGAACCAAAACGAATAGACATATTAAACCTCCGCTGCTAAGACTGCAACGTTTGGTGTTCCAGCTGATGCGATGGCAAAAAGCTTATCATCTGCAAGAAGATCAAAACTAACTGATGCTCCAGGAACTAATGCATATCCGTAAAATGAGCTTGTAACTGTTGAGTCACCCAAAAATACTGTTGCTGAACTGTCTAGGTTCTGTACTGAAATTGATGCATTGTGCTCGTAAGGAACTTCAGATGCTGAAGGAATACTTACTAGAGTTGCTGTGCTTGAATTTAATGCTACTATTTGATGTGCTATTGCCATGGTTAATCTCCTTATTTTATAGTACTATTATATCATTTATCGTTTGTAACGACTTCTACTGCTGGTTCCGTACCCGTCTTTCTGAACCTAAATGTTTCCCATAAAGGAGCGGGGATTGAATGGATACCAAAATGTGTCCTATGATGAGCAGCACATAATACTTCCAAATTTCCTGGACTTTCTATCCATTTTTGAAAATCATCATCTGATTCAAAATGTAGCCCAAATGCTGCCTCTATCTTCTGTGGATCCATATTGGCTATCTGACTAAATTCTACAAATGAATGATGAAGTTCTGGTTCTCCTGAGCATAAATCATCATCAATTATACACTTCCACATTCCCGTCTTTTTTATACGAGCTTTTGCCTGTATAAAATATTTGTAATATGGATCATTTTTTCGTGGAGCATGATCTGGAATTGATGTAATTAAATGAAGATTTAATGTTTGCTTATGTGCATCTGTCATGATAAGTTAATTATACATTAATTGTGGTGTATCTTGGAATCGAACCAAGCATGTCGTTGACGGCGGATTTACAGTCCACTGCCCCACCTTGGGGCTTATACACCGTGGCGGAAAAAGTAGGATTCGAACCTACGGTACTTTCGTACGACGATTTAGCAAACCGTTGCAATAGACCACTCTGCCATTTTTCCGAGCCCCCCGTCAGGATTGAACTGACGACCTTCCGCTTACAAGGCGGATGCTCTACCACTGAGCTAGGGAGGCGAGAGCGGATGATGAGAATCGAACTCACCCCTTCTGCTTGGAAGGCAGAGGCACTACCAATATGCAACATCCGCAGGGGTTATAGGTGGTGAGCGATTGCCCAGTTAGTTTGTATACGTAACTATAACATCCTAAGTAAGTGCCACCTATAACCTAGTGCTCCTCGTTGGATTCGAACCAACGCTTTTATCATTTTAAGTGATATGCCTCTACCGCTGGGCTAGAGGAGCCTTTTGTGCACCAAGTAGGATTCGAACCTACAACATCTAGTTCCTAAGACTAGCGCCTCTACCGTTGGGCCATTAGTGCTAGCTCCCGATCATGGATTCGAACCACGATAACCGCCTCCAAAGGGCGGGGTCTTGCCGTTAGACGAATCGGGAATGTGGTCCGACAGGCTGGATTTGAACCAGCGATACATACCTTATAAGAGTACTTCCAAAACCAGGCTAGGATACTGTCAGTTGTTTTAAATATTTAATTGTTTCTTTTAAAAGATTTATATCGTCTTTTAAAAGACCTATTGCTGTATTACAATTACTGCATAATACACCCCTTATACATTTTCCACAAGACCACCCGCCTTCACAACAATTATGGTCATGGTCTATATGTACAGCTTCTGCTTTTTTGCAAATCCAACATTTTCCGTCATGCTTTGACATCATATTGTCATAATACTCTTTTGTTATATGATGCCTACTAAACCTTCTTGGGTCATACCCAAGCTTTTCATTATCCGATTTTCTTTTTTCTCTTCTATACTTATTTGCTGCCAGCCTGCACTCGTTGCAAGGTTTTTCCTTGTTTTTGCCGTGGGTTATATATCCTGAATAAGTTCCGCATTCCATGATATATATTATATCATAATTTTTGCATCATAACAAATTATACGTGAGCTTGACCTATGAGTTTATTTTCTATTAGCCTATCTCGCTCATCAACAATTTCATAAGCAAATTCTTTTAATGCTTTTTCATTTTTTTGATAATGATGACCACAAAACATTAATTCTCCTGTGACACCTTTAACCAAAACATAAGCTTGTGCTGCACATGCATCACAACGATCAATGGCTTTTAAGATATATTCTTTTTGTTCTGAAATTTCTTCTGTCTTTTCCGCCATCATATTCATAATTATACTCCTATGTTTGTTTGGTTAATAATTTATCTAGCTGGTCTGGTAAGACTCGAACTTACAACATCTCCGTTAACAGCGGAGTGCAACTGCCAATTGTGCTACAGACCATTGTAACCCTATTCTACCTTACCGAAAGGGTTCTTGTCAATCATTTTCAATAAATCTTCAGGGCTATTAATCATGCGACGTTGTGCTTCAAATTTTCCAAGCTCAACCATTTCTTCTGCAAGAGTACGCATCATATCATATAATCCTGCAGCATAACGCTTATGCTTTGTATCTGCTGCATCAATTTCACTTCTCATACTAACCACAGACTTTGTAAAATATTCACAAAGTGCAGTTAAACTGATATAAATATCATCTTCATCTTCAATAGTTTTAATCGTTCCGTTTGCTAACATTTATTACCCTTTGTTTGTTGTTGGTGACAGTTTACTATAGTATTCTGAAGTTGTCAACTATATCTTTGTATTCCCCGTCTTCATCATCAAAGAAATCTCTAATATCTTGTGGCATTGTTTTTCTTTCAGGCATACGGATTGTATTCTTCATTCTTGCATCCGATTCCGCCTTTAATTGTGCCAATTCCCCCGCAAATACACCAGAATAAGTATAGATTTCTACTTCTTTATCTTGATCTGGTGGTGTCAAGGATATAGCATTGAATACAGCTCCACAAACGGCGTCTGAGAGGTCTTTAGATCCTTTTCTAGGGTGGTCTACCTTGTCCTTCATAATACGTAGCTGAAGCAATTCATCAATCAACAATTGAATATGTGGACCATGCAATCTCTCTTCAGTTAAAGTAAGAGACATATCTTCATAATGTTTTTTTGCTACAGATAAAATTTCTGTTTTAATACCATGAACACCAAGTTGTTGCATCATATCGTGTGAGTTCCAGCGGTCAAATGTAACAAGTTTAAGATTAAATCCTTTATCCCGCACACTTGTAATATAATCTTTTACTTCTGTAAAATCAACTGATTTAGAAGCTGTTGGTGTCCAATATCTGACTGCATCAACTACAATTCTAGGTGCTGCTTGCTTAAAATTTTCACCAATCTTCATGGTTACCCAGCCGTCAACGTGGGCTAATGCTACTGCACAATGGTCATGTTTTTGTGCCAAGTCAACATGCATAAAATACTTAACATCTTCTTTTGGAACAAAATCATCATCAAATCTTCCATATGAATCAACATTTAATTTAGGATTGCTAAATGCTTTTTCAATTACTAAGCGATTTTTAAAGAATGCATCCGTTGCGTCTGGTGGCATACATGCAAAACGAGACAATGCATCTGTTGGATCTGTATAAAAGTCAATTGTAAAATCTTCAATCTTACGGGTCGGGTTAATATCCCAAGTTGGTCTCTTTAATGCATATACCCTAGGTACTTTATAAGAAACAATATGGTCTTCTTCCCATTCAATTTCAAATTCATTACCATCAGTTCCATCAGGAAGATCGGGATCTACTTTAAATTTATTATGACGAATAACAGTTTCCTTTTCCGCCACAACTTCGTTGTATCTTTGCTGAATATAGTCATTTTTAAAACGTGGGAATGAAAGTAGAATTACTTTTCCAAAGTCTGGAAAACGAGAGTTGACAGATGCACGATACATCTTATAAATTGATGATGCAGTTTTAGCTTGCTCATGACCTGAAGTTGATTGCAATTCAAATCCTGAGATCTCATCAAGAATAACTACAAGAACGTTATAACCTTCCCATGCTTCACGCTCTGAGTGACCTGAGTGAACTGTAACTGATTTATCAAACTCAACCATGTTTGCTTTAGCGACATATCTTCCCTGAAACCACGGTGACTTTTCAATACGCTGATTAAATCCTTTAAAGAAAACTCGGTTAGCCTGAATAGCGTTAATAGCAATGTTAATAATATCAATAGCATCGCCTGGTGGCTTACCAAAATATCTGGCGGGATCTGCAAGACATAAAAGCAAATGCACCATATATGCACAAGCAATAGTAGATGTATAGTCTTTTCCAGAACCCTTGCCCAGCTGCAGGATTACTTCATTACATGTTTGTTTCCAAATCTTTTCGCCTTCAACTTCACCATATATATTGTGTAATGTTTCACGTTTGTAGATTTGAGTGGATGCTTTAATCATTGTATATTGTAATTCAGACAATGGCGGAAGGCCCAAATACTTTTTATCTGTTACAAATTGCTCCAAAGTTGCTGGAGTTTCATCAAATTCATCACCTTGTAATGCATCTAAAAATACATTAAAATCAGTCACTTATTACAACTGCCTCTACTTGCCCAGTGACTTCTGACAATCTTCTTGATACTTCCCACTTGCAATGTTCACAAGATGAAGTTACATCTCTAAGAATACTGATAAGGACTTCTTGCTTTCTTTCTGATTCTAGAATTTGATCAGCCATATCATTGTTCTCCAAGACTCCCGCCTTGTTTAACATATCAATTCTTTTAGCTTCAATATCAGCAATAAGTTTAAGAGATTGGGCTTTTACATTTAATGCATCTTGCATATCTGCTTGCTCTACTGTACGCCATGCTTCTTTAATAAGCATATTGTAATGCTCATCTGCTCCCGCCAAAGCTTCTCTAGCACGGGCTTTGATAGCACTGTTATCTTGAACAAGTTCTTTCCAAGTTTGAATATGACTATCAACTTGAACACGAGTCAAATCAAGTGTACGTGCAATTGAAGCAGGAGTGCTACCTTTTAGCAACTCCTCAACAACTTTATTCATCTGGTCAAATTTGCCAGCTACTTCTAACTCGTTATCTGCCATTATCGGTTTTATAGAAACCTGATCCTTTGAACTGAATCCCCGCAGGGGTATAAACTCTTGTCATATTATAACCACAGCTTGGACATGGCGGGATTACTTCTGGATCAGAAAATGATCTAGTTATTTCCTCTGTTCTATCACACTCAATACAAGTGTAGTCATATTTTGGCATACTTAATTATACTCCTTCATACCCATTCTTGTCAATGGCAACTTTAAGTAAGATTAAATAACCAATCAAATCATCAATATCATTATCGCCAGCAAAGCCCTGATTATTTTTAATTCTATTAAGCTTGTCATCAATTCTAACTTTGATCTGCTCAATACTATCTGATTGTGCAAAGATTCTGTTTGGAGAAATGGCAGAATCTCCGTATGATATATTCTTATCAATAAGCATTCTTGCTACGTCCATACACTTATTTAAAATTCTATAGCCAGACGGTGCATTTACTGCATGAAGATATAAATCATCATAAACTTTAGACACTAAAGTTCCTCTCTATATAACATTTTAAGACCGTTTACAGTACCAATGTCTAGGTACTTACCTTTGGCGACTACCGCCTTTACATCTTTTCCTTCATTAACCCAGTCCATTATCTGCACACCTGGATTTGGCAATTCTTCGTCAATATAAACATTTTGTATTGACATTGCTCCCCACATATAAGGATACTCACAATCTTTATCCTTGTCAAGAGCATCAATAACATTACCAAATTCATTAAACTTAATTTGACCTACCCGCCCCATTAAATCTTTGTGACAATCAAAAGCTGCCAAAGTGACATCTGCTTTTGATTCAGCTAACTGTCTATAGAATTCTCCATCTGATCCTGGCATATAGGTATCAGGCATACCAATTATATATTTAGATTCTGGGTTTACCATCATCTTTAACAATGCATCAGACATTGTTGATGGCTCAATCTCATAAACAACAGCTTCGGGTGGAAGGTCCATTTGGTTTACAATTGGAAGCCATGTTTTTCTTGTAGATATTTTAACAATATCGCATACCTTTAACATTTGCTCCACATGCCATTGAAGCATGTTTTGATTATCTGTTAATGGTAAACAAAACTTTGGAATCCCGCCAAGTCTTGAAGCACTACCCGAAGCTGGTAGTAATCCTATTATAGCTGCCAATTTTGAGCCCGTC